TGCGCTCCCTGTCTCGACTGTGCAAAACTTATCTATCAGTCCGGTATATCAAGAGTTGTATACGGACACACATATAGAAAAAAAGAAGGATAGACGTTTCTAGAAAAGTGTGATATACTACTAGAACAATTGGAGATTTAAATGAACCCGTTTGATTATGTAACATCCATCAACTACTCTAAGAAAGATGTGATGCTTGAAGAAAAGACCTACAACTCGTTTATGGTCAATCGCAGTCTGTCATACTTCTCCGACACTGTGGTTCTCGCAAATGAGATGAATCTTCATCATCATCTTGACAATCGCTTACAATATCAATTTCTTATAAATATAGTTAGAAAGCGCAAACGCTTTTCTAAATGGTTAAAACCTGAAGTAGAGAATGATATTGAATTGGTGAAAGAGTATTATGGCTATAGTAATGAAAAAGCACGACAGGTCATGTCACTCCTTTCCCCTTCTCAAATAGCAACAATAAAGAAGAAGGTATATAAAGGTGGAAGAAAATAATTTAGTCGCATGGAGTCCAGTGAACATGCTAGAGATATCTCTAGCCGAACCTGATGACTTCCTTAAAGTTCGTGAAACCCTGACACGCATCGGTGTCGCATCTCGTAAAGATAAGAAACTCTATCAGTCTTGTCATATTCTGCACAAGCAAGGACGATATTACATCGTTCACTTCAAAGAGTTGTTTATGCTTGACGGTAAAAAATCAAATCTAGAACAGTCAGACGTAGAACGCCGCAATACAATTGCTACACTTCTGTCTGATTGGGGTCTTGTTGATATTCAAAACAAAGACGTTGCTCAAGATTGCGCTCCTTTGCGTCAGATTAAGATTATCGGATATAAAGAGAAAGACGAGTGGGAACTTTGTCCCAAGTATAACATCGGAAATAAATGATTAACTTCGAAGACCATATTGAAGACATTCGTAATAAGCGTCACTGGTGGACAAAAGCAGATACACAGTCTTATGATTGGAACAAGATGATGCGTCTTATTGATACTCATCCACCAGAGTTATATGCTTGGAATCGTGATAAGCAGAGAGTTGGTCTCAACTCATGTCATTCCAGACCTTCTGCTCCACGATTTGCGAAAGAAATTCAGCAAGATATGAATGACTTCTTTGTATTGCCTGCTCCTAAAAAACTTGAATATGACAAAGGGCAACCTAATATTACTAACATTGCGTTTGTTGGTTTTGGTCAGAACTCGGATTCGTATCCTCGTCATGCAGATAAAATGGATGTTTTTCTTGTTCAGGTTATCAGCGAAGTCAAGATTACGATAGGTTATACAGAAGAGCCTTCGAACAGAGACGATGTTAGAATGATGAAGCCTGGAGATGCTGTTTGGATTCCTCGAGGAACTTGGCATCAAATTGAGCCTAAGACTGCACGGGTCACATTCTCATTTGGTTTTGAGAGTGACTCTGATTGTGACCCCGCAACATTTATTTAACTGAACCACTTGACATTTGAACGGTGAGTTCTTATATATAGTAATGAAGATGCCGATAACGGGTCTTCTTATATGTCTTGCTAATTAAATAGGAGATAACAGACATGACTAATCTAAAAGTAGGTAAACAACTATTCCCTAAATCCGCATTCATTGGTTTTGACCACTTGTTTAACGAACTAGAATATGCGACTAAACATGCGAATGACCACTATCCGCCTCATAACATTATTAAAGAGTCGGACGATGAGTTCACTATCGAAGTTGCTGTTGCAGGGTTCACTCAAGACCATATTCATGTAGAACAGAAGGAACGTTCTCTCACTATCACAGTTGAGTATGAGAGTAAAGGACGAGAAGTTATTCATCGTGGTATTTCCACAAGAAACTTTAAACGTCAATTCCGTCTCTCTGAGTATGTCGAAGTAACTGGAGCGTCTCTTACGGACGGTATTCTTGCAGTAAATTTGAAGTTAGAAATCCCAAAAGAGAAGCAGCCTCGTAGCATTAAAATCAATTAATCACGAGGAAAATAAAATGACACACATCAACCTTCTAAACGGCATCATTGCCGTGGCGTTTGCTGAGATGGCTATCGTTGTTTCAGCGTTAGTCTAATTAGCTTGAGGGCGGTCAACTCGGTTCACCGCCCTCTTTTTATTTCATCATTGACATATCTTGAGAAGTGTGATATATTAACATAATGGACTTTTATACATCAATAGAACGTAGCGGCAACTTTCTTCAGTGTCGTGGCTATACAGGCACGAAACGTATTCAGAAGAAGTTTCCATTTAAACCCACCCTTTATGTGAATTCAGAAAAAGGCACTTGGCGCACACTCGATGGTGTTTCTGTAGAGCCTGTTACCATGGACTCAATGCGAGATGCGACAGACTTCGTAAAACGATACGAACATGTCTCAGGCTTTGATGTCTATGGCATGACGAACTATGTCTCACAGTTTATTACACAGAAGTGGACAGGCGACATCAAGTTTGACCCGTCTAAGATTGCTGTAACGACTATCGACATCGAGGTCGCATCCGACGAAGGCTTTCCTGAGCCTGAGTATGCTAATCATCCTATCACCGCTATCACGACCAAGAACAGTAAAGAAGAGTTCTTTCGTGCATGGGGCTGTGACAAGTTCACTCCACCTGATAATGTTATCTACCAACACTGTGACAATGAACTTGACCTAATAAACAAGTTTCTTGAATACTGGTCAACACATGGCTCACCTGATGTTGTGACTGGCTGGAATACTAAGCAGTTTGATATTCCCTATCTTGTTAATAGAACAAGAAAAGTTCTTGGTGAAGAATCTGTGTTGAGATTCTCGCCGTGGGGTGAAGTTCGTCAAAGAACTATACAAGCAAACAAGTTTGGTATGCGTGAAGTAAAAGCATATGACTTGTGCGGTATCGCTCAACTTGATTACTATGACTTGTTTCGTAAGTTTACGCTGAACACTCTGGGTCAGCAAGAGTCGTATCGTCTTGACCACATTGCTAATGTGGTGCTGGGTGAGCGTAAGTTGTCATACGAAGACTTCGGTAATCTGCATACACTCTATAAAGAAGACCATCAGAAGTTCATGGAGTATAACATCCGAGATGTTGAACTCGTTGACATGCTCGAAGAGAAACTTGGTCTGATATCACTCGCATTCACTCTTGCATACAAAGGTGGTGTGAACTATGAAGATGTGCTAGGCACAACAAACATCTGGGATAGTATCATTCATCGTATTCTGTATTCGCAGAAGATTGCTGTGCCACAGAAGATTGAGAAAGCAAAGAGTAACTATGAAGGTGGCTATGTAAAAGAACCGCATGTCGGTTCACATGACTGGGTCACATCATTTGACTTGAACTCTCTGTATCCAAACATCATTGTGCAATACAACATGTCGCCCGAGACTGTATTGTCTGGTCTGACTAACACGAGTGTCGAGCAGATGCTACGCAAGCAAACAGATATTCCTGCTGGCTTTGCACTTGCACCATCGGGCGTAAAGTTCAGCAAGCAAAAAGAAGGTATTATTCCCAGTGTCATTCGTCAGTATTATTCTGAACGCCGTGTCATCAAAAAAGAAATGCTTGACGCACAGCAAGAGTATGAGCAGACACCAACAAAAGCATTGTCAAACAAGATTGCCACTCTAGACAATCAGCAGATGGCGATTAAGATTTTGATGAACAGTCTGTATGGTGCGCTAGGCAATCGTTGGTTCCGTTACTTTGACCAACGAGTTGCTGAGAGCATTACACTGGCTGGTCAGTTAGCCATCAAGTGGGCAGAACGTGCTGTCAACACTGAGATGAATACTCTATTAGAAACACCTGACAAAGACTATGTGATTGCTATCGACACGGACTCTGTATATCTCAACATGTCGAGCCTTGTCGATAAGTTTAAGCCTAAAGACCCTGTGAAGTTTCTTGATAAGATTTGTCGTGAACACTTTGAGAAGGTTCTAACAAAGTCTTTTGAAGACATGGCGTCTTACACTCAAGCATACTCTAATCGTATGGAGATGGGTCGTGAAGTAATTGCTGACAGAGGTATCTGGGTCGCTAAGAAGCGTTACATTCTCAATGTTCACAACTCTGAGGGTGTTCAATACGCAGAACCCAAACTCAAGATGATGGGCATCGAGGCAATCAAATCGTCAACACCGCAGATTGTGCGTGAGCGTATGAAAGAGATGTTTGCTATTCTTGTCAAGGGTTCTGAGACAGAAACACAGAAGTTCATCTCAAACTTCAAGTCTGAGTTTGTAAAACTGCCCGCTGAACAAATCTCATTTCCTCGTGGTGTGAGCGAAGTTGACAAGTGGTCTGACAGAATGTCAATCTACAAGAAGGGAACACCTATTCATGTGCGCGGCGCATTATTATATAATCACTATATAAAAGACAAAGGGCTACGTTATGAGACAATTAAGAATGGTGAGAAAGTGAAGTTTGTATATCTCAAGACACCTAATCCTATCAACGAAAATGTCGTTGCTTATCCTGTGACCTTGCCCAAAGAATTAAATCTCAACAAGTATGTCGATTACTCTAAGATGTTCGAAAAGACATTTGTTGGACCCCTTGAACCCATTCTCGATGCTGTTGGCTGGAGCGCAGAACCGAGAGCGCAACTGGATATGTTTTTCTCATGATGTATGATACAGAACACCTTGAAAACGATAAGCACTACAGAGGCAAGACTTGGGGATGGATTCCTCCAACTCAACCAGTCTATGACGCATTTCATTATGTGAAGAATAATGTGAATCCTCGAAAGATGCTTGAGATTGGATTCTATAAAGGTCATTCGACAAGTTACTGGGCGCAGACATTACCTGACTGTGAGATTTATTCATGTGGTCCAGCGCACACAAAGTTTATGCAATTTGCTCCAATTGTAAAGAGCAAGTATGCCAATGTGAAAGATATGTTTCCTTATGAGTCTCCTCAAGTTTGGAAAGAACTGTTTATATTAAACGGGAGTGATGCTAGAAAAAAGGGTCACACTAAAACTCACAAACGTTTTCCGTTTGTCTTCATTGATGGTCAACATCTATATGGTAATGTTATTCTTGACATAACACTTGCTGTTGACATTCTTAAAGCAGAGTGGGTTATGTTTGACAATCACGAAACGCCAGATGTTGTAAAAGCAATTAAAGACCATGGTAAGTTGAAGTTGGTAAAAACATGGCCGTATGAGTGTGATATGTATGAGATACTTGAAGATGGCACAGAAAAACACACAATATCGAAATTAGAACTTGCTTTATATTGCAAAGTGTGATATATTAAGACAATGAGATATGCATTAACATTGTTCAAAAATACATTTGACAACAAGACTCATCGCTTCCAAGAGTTTGACTCTTGGGACGACTTCGAGACTTTGTTGTATGGATTGTCAGAACAGAAAGGACAAAAAGGTGGAACAGATTCTTCTCCTCTTATTAGCCCTGCTTGCTATCATGATGATACTACCCGGTCTAACAAGAATGTTGATTACTGGTCTGGTTGGGCTTGTCTTGATGTTGATGATTACGCAGTGGATTCTGCTGTTCTAGAGCAGACACTCTACGAGAAGTTTGGTGAGCATCACTATGTTTGCTACTCTACTGCATCATCAACTATTGAGCAACCTAAGTTTCGTCTTGTGTTTCCATTGACTCGTAATGTTGACAGTAAACAGTTGCCTCACTTCTGGTTTGCGATGAACGAAGAGTTCGAAGGTCTGGGCGACAAGCAGACAAAAGACTTGTCTCGTATGTATTATGTGCCAGCGCAGTATCCAAATGCATACAACTTCATCTTTACGAATGAAGGCACACACATCGACCCTGATATGCTGATGAACAAACACGCATATGTAGAGAAGCAGGGTAACTCTTTCATGGACAGACTACCTCCTGCACTTCAGAAAGCAGTGATGGAGCATCGTAAAAATTCCCTAGATAATACTGATTACAACTGGACAAGTTATCGTGACTGCCCGTTCATGCCACGCAGACTTGAACTTGAATACAAAGCGATTACTAACACTGGTTGGTATCACAAGATGTATCAGATTATGATTGCGATTGCGGGCAACGCAGTAGCAAAAGGCTATCCGATAACGGCGACTCAGATAGCAACCCTGTGTAAAGAACTTGACAATGACACAGGAATGTGGTATAATAATAGACCATTGGACAAAGAAGCAGATAGAGCATTGGAGTATATTTACAGAAATGGATAATACAGCAAAGATATTAGTCACGGGTGGTGCGGGTTTCATCGGCACACATCTGATGGCAGACTTGATTGAAGACGGATTCAATGTTATCGGTATTGATAACTATAATAATAACCTTTATGACCCTCAACTGAAGTATGACCGCATCACAGCGTTTCGTCATCCAGTTCTCAATGTAGACATGAAAGACTTTGACAAACTTGACGAAGTGTTTCAGATGTTTCGTCCAGATGTAGTTATTCATCTTGGCGCACGAGCAGGTGTTCGTGACTCGTATGGTAAAGAACGCCTGTATCACGCAGACAATATTGATGCAACACAGAATGTGATTGACATCTGTAAGATGTATGATACAAAGCAAGTCATCTATGCGTCTACATCATGCGTCTATGCTGGCACATATCCACTGCCGTGGACTGAGCCAAACGTTCATGGTCATCAGTTGAACGCATATGGCTGGACAAAGCGTGTGAATGAATCACAGTTCATCTCGTCTGGTCTGAACAATATTGGCTTGCGCTTCTTTACAGTCTATGGTCCATGGGGTCGTCCTGATATGGCTCTGTTTGACTTCACGAAGAATATTCTTGCTGGTAAAGAGATTGAAGCATACAACTATGGTGACATGAAGCGTGACTTCACATATGTTGGTGACATCATTGCTGGTATCAAGACTGTTCTGTTTGAACACAAGAATATTGACAACAACGAAATCTTCAATATTGGTCGTGGTAAGCAAGTAGAACTGATGCACTTTATTGATTGCATAAGTAAAGAGTTGGGTGTTGATGCTAAAGTTAAATTAGCACCACCACATCCCGCAGACACACAAGAGACTTGGGCTTCTACTAAGAAACTAGAAGCCTTGGGTTATGAACCCAAAGTGAACATTGAGCAAGGTGTTCAAGCCTTTGTTCAGTGGTATAAACGTTACTATGGAGTAAACTAAAATGGCGAAAACTAAAAGTAAAAAATATGAACCAGATGATGAAGAAGCAGGTCGTCTTCGTCTTGGCATTGTTGGACATGGCTTTGTTGGTCAAGCAGTTGACTTTGCTTTCACACATGAAGGTCTTACAAAGTTCTATGTTGACCCGAAGCATGACACAACAGTTGACGATTTGATTGATTGGGAGCCACAGCTTGTATTCATCTGTGCGCCAACACCAATGAGCGAAAGCGGCTTTGTTGATGCATCAATTGTAGAAGACGCAGTTCTTAAACTACTTGAGCATACGAAGGCAATGGTTGTTATCAAATCAACAGTTACGCCTGACATCATTGACAGACTGTATAACTCACTGTTTAAAGAAGACATTCATCGTCTACTTTACAACCCAGAGTTTCTGACAGAAGCCAACGCAAAGCGTGACTTTGTGAATGCTCCATTCCATGTAATCGGCTGTGTTCCAGGTGCTGATAAGCCTTTGACTGAATTCTATGGTCTTTTCTCAAACTGTTTGTCAACATCATTTGCTGTTGTGTCTCCTATGGAAGCATCTTACATCAAATACACTATTAACAGTTATCTTGCTATGAGAGTAACTTTCTTCAATCAAATCTACGATTCATGTAAGAAGAATGGTGTCAACTGGCATTCGATTTCTCGTGTCGTGTCTAACGATGCTCGTATCGGACCTAGTCACATGACTGTTCCAGGCTTTGATGGCAAGCAAGGCTATGGCGGCGCATGTTTCCCCAAAGATACTTTGGCATTCACCAAGTATGATAATGACTTGACTTTGCTTGCAGAATGTATTACAATAAACAATGAGTATCGCTCACAATATGAATTAGATGATAGAGAGAAGGCACAAAATGTCAGTTATGAACAAATTACAGAAGAACTCGAAAATCAAGACGACGGAGATACTGTCGGAGAGTAAGTTCTTCACTGAAAAAGATATGGTACCCACAAACGTTCCAATGGTCAACGTTGCTCTATCGGGTTCCATAGACGGTGGTGTAACGCCAGGATTGACCGTTCTAGCCGGTCCCAGTAAGCACTTTAAAACCTCTTTTGCCCTGCTGATGGCAGGTGCTTATCTTAAAGAGAAAAAAGATGCTGTTCTGCTTTTTTATGATAGTGAGTTTGGTTCGCCACAATCTTACTTCGAGCAGTTCGGGATTGACACCAGCAGAGTTCTGCACACACCGATTGCGAATGTTGAGGAACTCAAGTTTGACATTATTGGTCAACTTGAAGAACTTGACCGAGACGATAACGTTATTATTGTTATTGACTCGATTGGTAATCTTGCATCCAAGAAAGAACTTGAAGATGCATTGAATGAGAAGTCGGTTGCAGATATGTCTCGTGCTAAAGCATTAAAAGGTCTGTTCAGAATGGTAACTCCCTATCTGACAATGAAAAACATTCCAATGCTTGCCGTCAACCACACATACAAAGAGATTGGTCTCTTCCCGAAAGATATCGTCGGTGGTGGAACTGGTATATACTACAGTGCTGACAACATTTGGATTCTGGGTCGTCAACAAGACAAACAAGGCACAGAAATCAAAGGTTATCACTTTATTATTAATGTAGAAAAATCTAGATATGTTAAAGAGAAAAGTAAAATCCCTATTTCAGTTTCTTGGGAAGGTGGTGTCCAACAGTTTAGTGGTCTTCTGGATGTTGCTCTTGCTGGTGGGTATGTTGTTAAGCCTAGTAATGGTTGGTATAGTATTGCTGGTGACGAGAAAAAGGTTCGACAAAGCGAAACCCTCACAAAGGAATTTTGGGAACCCGTCTTCGGGAACACAGACTTCGCAGAGTTCATCAAATCCCAATACTCAATCGGACTCGCATCAAAAGTAGATATGGATGAGATTGTCGATGCTATCTGATAAACTAAGCGAAGGTATTCATTTCGATATTGTTCCTGCTGAAAACGATTCAATGGCTTGGCATGTTCGTATTAACGAAGAATATCCTGAGACAGTAATTCAGTTTGGTGCTGTTGAGTTTGACGGGAAGACAGATATGCTTCATTACAATATGGAAATTATCTCGTCTCCCGACCCAGACTTGACGACAGAAGACTTGACATTTCAAGAGTATTGTGCTAGAATACTATCTGAAGTCATAGAAGCGTCTCTTGAGAATGGCAGTGTTGTTGCCCAAGACCAAGAGACGGGTCAGTTGGCTGGTACCGAAGATATGATAGAAGAAATAGAAAGGCTTACAAATGAGTTCGGAGAAGACAGTTCCCAATACATTGGAGACATTTGATAACTTAATCAGTGTCGAAGCAAAAGAAACATCCACACTTGAAGACTTTGGTCTTGAAGTAAGCGATGCCAACAACGATGTGAAGAAGCATTGGGTTGGCATGCCTGAGTTCGTGAATGAAGCGAAGAAGACCTATAAGACAATTAATCTACACTTCCGTAACAAAGAAGATTACGATGCATTTGCCTTATTAGTTGAACAGCCGTTAACAGCAAAAACAAAATCAATCTGGTATCCTGCACTCAACAATGAACAGAACTCTGTTCTACGTTATGTTGAGGTCGATGATGAACAATCCTAGATATCCTCTATACATTATCTCAAAGGGTCGCTCTGATACTATGATGACTTCTCGCTCTCTGTCGAGAATGAGAACACCACATAATATTGCTGTTGAGCCTCAAGACTATCCTTTGTATGACAAAGCGATTGATGAGTTTGGTATTCGTGAGTGGGTGACGCTACACGAACTACCATTCTCTAATCATGGTCAAGGTTCTGCTCCTGCTCGTAACTGGTGCTGGGAACATTCTATTGTCAATGGCTTTAAACGTCACTGGGTCATGGACGACAACATCTCTGACTTCTATCGTCTGCATAAGAACCTTCGTGCGCGAGTTGAGAGCAGTGCTATCTTCCGCGCCGCCGAAGACTTCACTGACAGATACGAGAATGTAAAAATCTCTGGCTTTCAGTATCGCTTCTTCATTGCACCACAGCAGAAGTATCCACCATATGTTGCAAACACTCGCATCTATTCGTGTATGCTTATTCAGAATGATTGTGAACATCGTTGGCGCGGCAAGTATAACGAAGATGTTGACTTGTGCTTGCAGGTTCTCAAAGACGGTGACTGCACAGTTCAGTTCAATGCGTTTCTTCAAGGCAAGTCAGCAACGCAGACTGTCAAAGGTGGTAACACTGACGAGATATATAATGCAGACTCAATGAGTTATGAAGAAACCACACGAGAGAAGTCTGAGTTTCTTGTGAAGAACCATCCTGATGTTGCTCGACTTGTTAAGCGTTATGGTCGTTGGCATCATCATGTGGACTATCGTCCATTCAAGAATAATCAACTTGTTCTTAGAAAAGATATTGAGATACCTCGAGGTGTGAACAACTACGGTATGAAATTTGTAACGAATTGGAGCGATGCGTGAATATTAATCTAGAACAAACTATTCTGAGAAATCTTTTGACTAACGATGAATACATGCGAAAAGTTCTTCCGTTTATCAAGCCAGACTATTTTGATGGTGTATATCGCTCTCTCTTCAAAGAAGTTACTAAGTTTGTAGCCCGTTACAATCGATTGCCTACACTCGAAGCATTCAAGATTGAGATAGACGAAACAGACTCAATGAGCGAGGACAACTATCGTGTTGCTCTAGAGATTTTGCCCAATATCTTTGATGCACAAAAAGAAAATCTTCAATGGCTATTTGAGTCTACAGAGAAGTGGTGTCAAGACAGAGCCGTCTATAACGCTATCATGGAGAGCATTTCTATCATTGATGGTAAACATGCTACACTACAGAAGAACGCTCTGCCTGAAGTGTTATCAAAGGCTCTCGGTGTTTCCTTTGATACTAACATCGGTCACGACTATCTTGAGAATGTTGATGAACGTTATGATTTCTATCATAAGCAAGAAGAACGAGTCCCGTTTGACCTTGATTTGTTTAATGAAATCACCAAGGGTGGTTTGCCTAACAAGACGCTGAACATCTGTCTTGCTGGCACTGGTGTTGGTAAATCTCTGTTTATGTGTCATCAAGCCGCTGGTGCTTTGTCTCAAGGCTACAATGTTCTGTATCTCACGATGGAGATGGCAGAAGAACGTATCGCAGAGCGTATTGATGCTAACTTACTGAATGTTCCTATTGACCAACTTGAGAACCTGTCAAAAGATATGTTCGCAGACAAAGTGAGTGGACTGAAAGCAAAGACTGAGGGTAAACTTATTATCAAAGAATATCCAACTGGTCAAGCAAATACATCACACTTTCGTGCGTTGTTGAATGAACTGAAACTGAAGAAGAACTTTGTGCCAGAACTTATCTTTATTGATTATCTAAATATCTGTGCATCAAGTCGAATGAAAGGAATGGGCGGTGCTATCAACTCATATTCATACATTAAAAGTATTGCAGAAGAAATTAGAGGACTCGCAGTCGAGTTCAACGTTCCGATTGTATCTGCAACGCAGACGACTCGTTCTGGTTATTCTAATGACGATGTTGGGCTTGAAGACACGTCCGAATCTTTTGGACTACCCGCGACCGCAGACCTCATGTTCGCCCTCGTCTCAAACGAAGAACTGAACAGTCTAGGTAAAGTCATGGTCAAACAGTTGAAGAATCGCTACAACGACCCGACCAGATATCAACGCTTTACTCTGAAGATTGACCGCGCTAAGATGCGTCTGTCTGATGATGATAATCTAGATGACGGTGTTCTTGATGATGCACCAGCATTTGATAAGAGCGATGCCGCAGAGCGATTTAGAAACTTTAAGATGGAGTAGACATGGATCCGATTACACACACAGTTGTTGCGCTTATTGCACTTTTCCTGTTCTATTTGTGGGGTCTCACGAGAGGTCATTCGATTGGTTTAGAAGAAGGACTCGCAGTAGGTTCTTCTATCGCATGTAAACAAACTCTCGAATTTTGTAGAAACAAATTTGATTTACCTATCACAGATTATGATATCAAAGAAGCATCGGAGTACCTGAAAGATGAGTGAAGTTAATCTTATCGCACTAAGTAAGCCATCAGCACAAACAGGTTGTAATACAGCAAGTGACTTGATTGCGTATACAGCAAGGGTGAGCAATCCTGCAAATCAGAAGAATTTTCAAACAGCGCCTAAGCTGTTGGGGTACCTTGCTCGTGAAAATCACTGGTCACCATTTGAGATGGTGCATATGACGCTTGAGATTAAAACAACTCGTGACATTGCTCGTCAGATTTTGCGACATCGCTCGTTCTCATTTCAAGAGTTCTCTCAACGCTATGCTGTGGCGACAGAGTTTGAAACACGCGAGGCACGACTACAAGATGAGAAGAATAGACAGAACTCTGTAGAGACTGATGATAGAGAACTCGACGAGTGGTGGCAGATGCAACAAGCAAAAGTCAAGGGTCATGCAAGTCTTGCATATAATGATGCACTCAAGAGAGGAATCGCAAAAGAACAAGCACGAGCATTATTACCTGAAGGTCTAACACAGTCAACTCTGTATATGTCTGGGTCACTTCGTAGCTGGATTCACTATTGTGATTTGCGTAGAGGTAACGGCACACAGAAAGAGCATATGGAAGTGGCTGAAAAATGCTGGGATATCATAGGCGTTCACTTTCCTGATGTGGTGGAAGCATTGAATGGCTGAGATTACTATTCGTAATAAAGAGTTGCTTGGAGTTCTTGACGAGACACTAGAGATGTTTCTTGAGCATAAGGACCTTATGCAACGCATTACATACGAAGATGGTGACCTTGATAGAGTGACTCCTTTTGGTGATGGTAAGAAATGGACAGAAGAAGAAAGTCTGAGAAATCATTTCTTACCGAACGCCCATAAACACGAAGGATTTCCCGAACAAGCGATGGGGTTTCAAGTAGCACATGGAGCCGAAAGTCATCCTGAAATATTTGGACCTTTGAAAGAGCATACAAAGACACATCTTCCAGCATTTTTTGGTGCAAGCAATAATTCACTCACATCATATTATCCACCACTAGGTTATATTGGTTGGCACACAAACTGGAATGCATATGCGTATCAAATGATTTTGACATGGAGCGAAACTGGTGATGGATACTTTACTTACTATGACAATAAGAATAATGAAGTTATAATAGAAGGAGATGTCCCAGGCTGGCAGGCTCGTTGGTTCAGGTTTGGTCACTATCACGAACCCGAACATCACTTCTGGCATGCCGCATGGACTGAGTGTCCTCGCTTTACTCTTGCTTTTAAATGGCCGTATGGCAAACAAGGCAAATGGAATGATTTACCTGATATCGTTCCTGGTAAACTAGAAAATGCTTTTAAATCACAACAGATGTTCATCGACGAATTAGAACTTGACATTGACTGATAGTCCTGTTATACTTATAGTATGATAAAAAAACTTACAACCATGATTGCTATATGTGCTACGATTACATCTTCAAGTCTAGCACTAACTTTTCATGAAGGTAAAGACTGGGGTGTTGACTTCGATGTGGACGATACACATTGTCTTGCGCTGAACATATACTACGAAGCACGAAACGATAATCTTGCAGGTAAAGTTGCTGTGTCTGATGTCGTCTTCAATCGTATGCTTGATGCTAGATATCCTAACACAATCTGTGGCGTTGTTCAGCAAGCAAAGTTGTCACAGTGGCATTTAGACAGAGGTCGTGAAGTTCCTGTTCGCAATATGTGTCAGTTCTCTTGGTTCTGTGATGGTCTACCCGACACACCTCGGCGAGGTAAGTCTTGGGATGAATCACAACTTATTGCACAAAACTTCTTGACTTATGGCGAGTATCGTGGTATAACAGAAGGTGCGACACACTATCATGCGACTTATGTTGACCCCAGTTGGGCAACATCAAGAGGCATGCACATGATTGGACGTATCGGTGAACATATATTTTATAGGTGGAAATGATGATTGATTACAACGAAGACAAACTGTATGCTGGTTTCGACGGAACTCCTGTATATACAGGCAATCGAATTGAATACAAATATGATGAAAACAAATATTTAAGTGAGTTGACTTCTTATGTCAATGACACATATGGTGAACACTATTCTAAGAACAAGTTCCAAGCGACAGAGTTCATCATTGATGGTGGTCATGGCGATGGTTTCTGTATTGGTAACATCATGAAATACGCACAACGCTATGGTAACAAAGATGGTTATAATCGCAAAGACATTCTCAAGGTGCTACACTATGCACTTATTCAACTCCATGTTCATGACAAAGAAGGACGAAACTAATGGCAATTACAATCGATAAACAGCGCAATAACGACCGCACAATGAAACTCATCAATAAAGGTGAGAAGTATATTATGGCAGAACTCAACATGTGGGGCAACAAATACAAAGAAGGCGGTCATGTTCCTATGTCTGTCAAGAATCGCACCTATCGTTTGATGAATGCTCTTGAAACAATCAATGAGCGGAAGAAGGTTGCGGCAACTCTTGACCAGTCTGAGATTGATAAAAAAATCGAAGAATATGAAAATAAAGACTTGACATCCTCATAGACTTGTGTTATAGTAATAACATAATGAGAATTAAGGTTGGTTGGCTACAGAAAAGGTCCTCGATAGAGGTGTAGGGTTCGAGTTTCTCATGATGCATTTATATTGGCATGTTATTCACAACATGCGTTACAAGAAAGGAAAAGTTATGAATTTTGTTACTGGTTATCACGATGTTGTTGGCACTTGTTATCAAGGTAAGATTGAAGCATCATACGATACTCTGTGTGAGGTCTTTGGTGAGCCTCAAGTTCTTGATGATGATAAAGTTCAAGTTCAGTGGGCTATCAAGTTTAGTGATGGCACACTTGCTACAATCTATGATTGGAAAGATGCTAATCGAACATCTGAAATTCTTAAATGGCACATCGGTGGTCACAGCGAAGCCGCAGTCTATAATGTAGTTGATGAGGTTGTCTAATGCAACGTCCTGGAAAAAAGCAGAAGGCTATCGGTGGCGGTGATTCCGCTCTGATGTCTCAAATGTTATTCTTCAAGGCATGTAAAGAAGTCTTGAATGAATATGGTCATGATGATGCCGCATTCTATTTCGAGCAGATTGAATCTCATCTTCGTGACGGTGGTTCTTTGAGTTCAAGCGAAGCAGGGAGAATACTCGGTGTCTAGAACAGTTCCAGTATATAAGAAGAAGTCTCGTAAGACTGAGATGAATATGAACATGCTTGGTAAAGCAGGCGAAACTTTGGTGTCTAACTTTTTACAAAATGAAGGTTGGTTTGTCAAAACTTCTGTTAATCAGTATGATAGCAAACAAGACATGATTGCTACTCGTGGTGATGTGACAGTGACTGTTGAGGTGAAGACACAACAGCCTTGGCACTATCAGAATGCTTTCACAATAAAGCCTAATCAACTTCAGAAGTGTCTGGATGTTGATGCGCTTATCTTTGTAGAAACCCCTTCGAGAGAAAGTGGTTACACAGTTCGTATGTGGAATGCAGTTAAACGTAATTACTTCACAGCAAAAACACGAGACGGCCGTTCAATGGCTTGTTTTGATATTGATGACATGGAGTTGATGGAAACATACGACGACTTTGATACTGTTAATAGTATTAGACGACATACAAATTCTGAATGGAGTGGACAATGACAGAAGCAACACAAAAAGTAATCGTAGAGATTGGTAAGTGCTACGAGATTAACCCTAAGTGGAAGAAGTCTTACATTGAAGAAGAAATTTTTTCTAACGGTACTAAGTCTGTTGGTGTCGAGACTTGCTGGCGAAGTGGCACAGTTCATATCACACCTCAGAACGAAACAGAAGTTGAATGGCTTCAAGATGCGCTTGACTCTGCCGAAGAGAATGAGTATGGTGATGCATTTGAGCCAATGGACTTCGAAGAGTATGAGTTTGTAGATGCTTGGGATGGATGTTCTGAAGACTATCATTACTATGGCGAAGGATGGACTGACGAAGAGAAAGAAACTCTCGAAGAATCGATGGAAGAAGAGTTTGCGTCTTCTGCTCTTGAAGAAGCGGGATATGAATCGCATGACTTAGAAGTGATTATTCACAACGGAATTGTTGCTACGGAAATTGAACCCGAGCAATATTAAGGGTTGACATATCGTGTGTGATATGTTAATATAAGAAATAATGTGAAAACTATAGGAGAAATACATTATGATTAAGATGACTAAAACTAACCGTGTTCTATCTGCTCTTCAAGCAGGTGAAACTCTGACCGAAGGTCAAATGAAGACTCGCTTTGGTGTGAGCAATCCTAGCGCGACTGTATCATACATTCGTCAGATGGGTTTCCCAGTGCATTTGAATGCTGGCACTAAAGACTCTCGTGGTCGTGTTCGTGCCGCGCGTTATCGTCTGGGTAGTGCTACACAAGCAGTTATTGCCGCAGGTTATAAAGCATTGTCGCACAAGCGTCAGGCTGTATAAATAAAGGTATTCGTTGAAGCAAACCAAAAGGTAGACTGGACGCGGGTGCGATTCCCGCCACCTCCACCAAACTCTCTCTGAGGGGGTGTATAGGTTCGACAGGTATTGATTAGGAATGTGGAGAATAGGTGTGCAAG